AAAACAGACACGCCGGAGAGACGGCAGAGGAGAAGATCCGAATGAGAAAAAAGTTTTTTGCTTTACGGCTCCAGAGATTTGCTGACGGAGGAACCGACGGTGGATCGGAAGGAGCACCGGGCGTAACATCCCAGGACGCCGCTGGGACGGGCGCAGAAGCATCGCAGGACGCCGCTGCGGGAAACCAGGAGACAAAGGTTTCTTTCGATGAGCTGATCAAGGGCGAGTACAAGGAGGACTACGACAAAGCAGTCCAGAAGATCGTCCGCCAGCGATTTGCAAAGGCCGAGAAACAGGCAAGAGCGAACGAGGAGCAGCTGGGCAAGATGGCCCCGATCATGCAGGCCCTCGCTTCCAAGTACGGCGTAAATGCTGATGATATCGACAGCATTGCGAAGTATGTGAGCGAGGATGACGCCATGTTTGAGGATGCCGCCCTTCAGGCAGGCATGACCGTAGACCAGTATAAACAGTACGCTCATGTCATGGCAGAGAACCAGCGCCTCATCGCGGAGCGTCAGGCGAATGAGCAGCGGCGGGCCATGAACGAACAGGTTCAGCGGTGGAGAGCGGAGGAGCAGCAGATCAAAACAGAGTTTCCTGATTTTGATCTCGACTCGCTCATCCAGGACGAGAGTTTCAACCGCATGGTGCAGTCCGGAGTCCCGCTCAGAAGCGCTTACATCGCCATGGAGGCTGACAACATCCTCCCGGCGGCAATGAGTTATGCCGCACAGCAGGGAGCAATCAAAGCACAGGCCACCATCGCTCAGAGAGGTTCCCGTCCGGTCGAGGGCGGAATGTCCGGCCAGGCCGCATCGAAAGTCGCCACTGACGTCTCCAAAATGAGTGACGCGGAGATCGCAGATATGGCGGCTCGAATCATGAGAGGAGAGCTCACTCATCTGTAATTTCTGGCGTCCGTCCACCGGCACAGCACGGGCTGTGTCGATGACCTTTAAAAGCTAAAGGAGACAGCGACAGATGAACAGAAACAGACAGATTTACCACAAACTGAACCTTCAGAGATTTGGAGATGTGATGAACGCCACCACGTCCCACACTACCGGGAACGATCTGCTTCCGGAAGTGAAAGAGTTTTACGACAGAAACCTGATCCGGCTTGCAGAGCCCTATCTGGTTCACGACCGCTTCGGCCAGCAGAAGCCAATCCCGCGCGGCAATGGCAAGACCATTTCTTTCAGAAAGTTTTCCAAGCTGCCGAAGGCACTGACCCCGCTTACCGAGGGCGTTGCACCGGACGGCCAGGCTCTGAACGTGAGTGAGATCACGGCGACCGTCGCTCAGTACGGCGGCTACGTCAAGATCACCGACGTCCTGCAGCTTGCCGCATTTGATCCGATTATTACCGAAGCTACCGAGCTGATCGCACAGCAGGCAGGCCGGACTCTGGACACCATCACCAGAGAGATCCTCAATGGTGGTACCAATGTTCAGTACGCTGACGGCTCCGTGGCTTCCAGAGCAGCGCTTACTGCTTCCAACAAGCTTACCGTCAAGGCTGTCCAGATGGCAGCCACCGCACTGAAGGCACAGGACGCACCTATGCTCGATGGCGGTTACTACGCAGCAATCATCCATCCGAATGTCGCATACGACCTCATGCGCGACCCGGAATGGGCAGACTGGCAGAAGTACACTGCTCCGGAGCATATGTACAAGGGCGAGATCGGCCGCATTGCGAACGTTGTGTTCTTCGAAAGCACCGAGGCAAAGGTCTTCGAGGGTGCTGGCGCTTCCAGTGCTGACGTATACTCCACCGTCATCATCGGCAAGAACGCTTACGGCGTCACTTCCATCCAGGGCGGCGGTCTGGAGACCATCATCAAGAGCAACGAGCAGGCCGGTGGCCCGCTGAACCAGTATTCCACTGTCGGTTGGAAGGCCATCAAGACTGCCGAGAGACTGATCGAGGAGTACATGATCCGGATTGAGACCGGCTGCTCTGCGGCGTAAGTCTTACCAGGCAAACAGTTTGCGGGGGCGTAACAACCCCCGCATTTACAAGGAGAAGAACTATGGCAAGAGCAACTACTAATGCGGCGGCAGTCCCGGCAGAGACCGCTGCCAAGACACCCAATAAATACGGCTTTTCCGGAGACACCACGACCATCAATCTTTTCTATGATGGCGTCAAATATAAGGATCCGCTTTTTGTCCAGATCAACGGCAAGAGCTTCCTTATCCGGCGTGGCGAGAATGTGGAGATTCCTGTCGAGGTTGCGGAGGTGATCCGTCAGAGTCTTGAGCAGGACGGCCACGCGGCGCAGCTTATCCGGGGACTTACATCTAAGCCGCAGGATATGGGCCAGATGTAACCCGGAGGGCGAGAAGTGGCGAATATCGAGGTGATCCTCATGGAAAAATTCTTCGTATTGATTGATCAGGCACTTCAGAACGACATCATCCAGATTGTGATCCTTGCCGTATGCATGGACACGGTTTTCGGCCTTTTCCGGGCATGCAGGCAGCGCAAGTTGAACTCATGCTTTGGCATCGACGGAGCTGTCAGAAAGATCTCCATGCTGGCGTCCATCTGCTTCCTGGTAATTCTTGACGCGATCTCGAACGTCAATCTTATCGGTTTTCTCCCGGAAGAAATCCGGGGATACCTCGGTTCCAGGATAGGCATTGCTGAGTTTTTTGGCATCATTTACATCGGGTTCGAGGCCGTCTCAATTCTTAAGAATATGGCACTTTGTGGATTGCCGGTGAAGCGCATCTGGTTCAAGGTACGGGAGTTCCTCGGCAAATATACCGACGAGCTCCCCGATAACGACTGATGTGGAAGAAATTTCAAAACAACCCCGCCGGTCGCAACGTGGGAGACTGTGCGGTAAGGGCAATATCCGTGGCGCTCAACGTAGACTGGGAGACGGCATACGCGTTGCTTGTAGCGCATGGCCATATGCTTGCCGATATGCCCTCGTCGGATGCTGTCAGCGGTGCAATCCTGCGGAAGTACGGGTTCGTCCGGGAGACCATTCCAAACACATGCCCTGACTGCTTTACGGCGGAAGACTTTTGCCGGGAGAACCCGGAGGGGACTTTCGTCCTTTACTTCGGTGATCATGTGGCAACCGTGATCGATGGATGTCTTTACGATTCATGGGATTCTTCAAGTCGGATCCCACAGTTTGTCTGGAGAAGGAGGGAGTAGCCAATGTTGTACGCCAACGGATATCAGCAGGGCTATGGGCAGCAGCCTATGACGCCGCCGATGATCAACGCAGTGATTATTCAGATTGCTCGGAAGGATGAGATGGATAATTACACGATGAATATCGGTCAGAGTCAGATGTTCATGCTTCGCGATGAGTCCGCAATCTTCATCAAATCCAGGTACGCAAACGGCCAGTACGGAGTGGATGAGTACACCCGCAAGCCGCCGGAACCTGAGAAGCCTGCGGTGCAGTATGTGACAAAGGGCGAGCTGGAGCAGATGCTTTCCGGCTTTGTGAGAAAGGAGAAGACGACAGATGACGCTGTTTAATTCCCTCGGAAGCGGCAACCCTCAGCAGAACCAGCAGCAGATCTTTCAGAACTTCAGGAGTGATCCTGCCGGTTTTATGAAAGATCATGGCATCAATGTCCCCCAGGGTGTCAACATGCAGGACCCCGGCGCGATCCTCAATAGCCTGATGCAGTCCGGGCAGATCGGCAACCAGAGGTATCAGCAGGCTATGCAGATGATGCGGATGATGGGATATAAGTAACTCGTTGCGACGTCGCAACATAACACCGGCTGCCGATGGGAGGCAGTCGCTTACCGCAAAAAGTTAGCGGTAGAAAGGAAAAAGAAATGATGGAATCTGGAAATGGTGGCGTAAATATGTCCATGCCGGTAGCACCCGCCTATGGCGTACCCGCTTATGGCGCACCTGCCTATGCAGGCGGCGGATTCGGAAACAGCTTCGGCGGTGATGCCCTCTGGCTCCTTCTGTTCTTCTGCATCATGGGCGGATGGGGCAACAACGGCTACGGCGCTGGCAACTATGGTGGCGGCGGCCTCTATCCGTGGATGAACCAGAGCAACCAGATCAATGACGGTTTCAGAGATCAGATGATCAATGGCAACATCACCGGCATTCAGAGTGCGGTCACTTCCGGCTTCGGTGATACGCAGCTTGGCATTGCTGGCATCAACCAGAACATCTGTCAGACCGGAAACGGAATCGTCGCGGCCGTGAACAACGGTTTCAACCAGGCAGAGATCGGTGCCAATGCTCGGCAGATGGCCAACATGCAGCAGATGTTTGGCCTCCAGTCTCAGACGGCGCAGTTTGCTTCTGATGTCCGCCTTGGCCAGTGCCAGACGCAGAACGTCATCGTCTCTGACGGCGCACAGACCAGAGACACGATCCGCTCCACGGGTCAGATGGTCATGGACAAACTTTGCCAGCTCGAACTGGACAACTACAAGAACCAGCTCGCAGATGAGCGCAGAGAGAATGCCAACCTTCGCAACCAGGTCAATATGGCGGCGTTCCGTGAGTCTCAGACTGCACAGAACGCTTTCATCAAGCAGGGCTTCGCGAACGAGGTCGATCAGCTCTACAACCGGCTTGCCAATTGCCCGGTTCCGAGCACTCCGGTCTACGGAAGAACCCCGATCTTCACCTGCAACCAGAACCCCAACGTGGGCTGCGGGTGCGGTAACTTCGCATAAGGAGGTGTACCATGGCTGAGTACCTTAGCAATCCGGTGCAGTCTGTCGCACTGAATCAGGCTGCAATCTTCGATTCTTCTATTCCCTGCCCTCGTGGAAATGTTTTCCACGAGGACGGCACCGGGAATTTCGTGCTTCGCGGTAATACCCCCAACTGCTTTGCAAGATATCAGGTTGTTTTTAACGGCAATATTGCGCTCCCTGAAGGTGCGACGGTTACTCCTATTGCCGTTGCACTGACGGTCAACGGAGAGATCAGACCGACCAGCAGAGCAATCTATACGCCTGCGGCGGCAGAACAGTACGGCAACGTCACTTCAACCGCGATCATCACGGTTCCGAGAGGATGTTGCTTCAACCTGGCACTGCGGAGTGTGGCGGCGTCTGAAGACCCGACCGTCACGCCTGCTCCGCTGATTAATTTGCAGAACGCAAACCTGACGATCAACAGAGTGGCATGAGGAGGACAAAAAGATGCACGAAGA